AGATTAATCTACAGAAACTTACAGGTGATGCTGTTGGTTGGTGTCAGATGGATGATACAAACCGTGAGTTCACTATTGATGTTTCTAAAAACCTATCAATCAAAGAACTGGTTACTACTATTTGTCATGAGATGATTCATGTCAAACAGTATGCAAGAAAAGAAATGACTGATGATTTGGTTGAGAACGGTTGTGCTGTTTGGAGAGGTCGTAAGGTCAATCCTAACACAAAGTATTACGACTTACCTTGGGAGAAGGAAGCGTATCGTCTACAAGACAAATTTGCAAACCTAGTATGGAATGAGGAGATTATATAATGACACAGGTAGCAGTTATTCACACGGCGTTTGAGGACACACCATCCACAGTCGCTTTCGTAAATGTACCAGAGTTTCCAACATTGATTGAAACTCTTGAGTATGCATATCGGTGGACACAGAACATCATGGACAGTTGGTCACTGAAGATGCCAGAGGATGGTAACGATGCAGTTACCGTTGTTGGTGATATCTCTGACGGTTATGGTCTACGGTCTACTTCAGTTGGTGACCAGATTTTGGTTGGTACTGAAAAGTATGTAGTCGCACCGTTTGGATTTGAAACACTTGATGGAGAACCAGTATAATGATGAAACAAAAAGAAAACACGGTCTTGACAATAGACCTTGATGGCCCAAACGGTAATGCATTTTACCTTTTGGGTACTGCACAACAACTTGCAAAACAGTGTGGGTTAGATGATGTTGCAATAACAAATGAAATGCAATCTGGTGACTATATGAATCTAGTCAAAACGATGGACAAGTATTTCCCCTTTGTTGTTTTTGAAACAAATAACGATGAATATATGGAGGCGTTTCATGCTTAAGGAACTTGTTCTGGGAACAATGATGTCGTTGACACCAACTGCAAGTGCAGATACCGTTCCGACAGAAAAACAATGGCAGATAGATCAAGCATATTGTCTCGCACAAAATGTTTACTTTGAGGCACGAAATCAACCACTTGCTGGTCAGATGGCAGTTATATCAGTCACAATAAATCGAGTAAACGACAAACGATTTCCTAATAGCATTTGTGGTGTAGTCTATGAAGGCCCACATCGTCCAAGTTGGAAAGATAATACGGTTATGATTCCAGTTCGACACCGTTGTCAGTTCAGTTGGTATTGTGACGGATTATCAGACCGTATACATGATATGACAATATTCGATAACATCTTCAACCTAACAATGGGTGTTATAGATGGTAGTTATACAATTGCAGATATTACAGAAGGTGCAACACACTATCATGCAGACTATGTAGAACCAGCATGGGCAAAGACTAAGACCAAGACGATAGAGATTGAAGACCATATCTTTTATCGCTGGGAAGTTCAAGAATGAAGTCCTTGACAATTCTAATATTTCTCAGTATGATGTTATCTGGTTGTATGCAAACAGTTGAACTAGGTTCAACATTGTACAAGAAATATTGGTTGGAGACTATATCATGAATATTTTTTATTTGAACAATGACCCTAAGATTTGTGCTCAGATGCACAACGACAGTCATTGCAGTAAGATGATTATTGAGTATGCTCAGTTGATGTCTACTGCACATCGTTTCCTTGACGGTGAACACTACTACGGTAAGACTGCGAATGGTCGTAAGATTGCAAGGTGGTTACATCCAGACCCAGACATGGAGAGTGTATTGTACAAAGCATCACATATCAAACACCCAAGTGGAATCTGGACTCGTAAATCAAAACAGAATTATATGTGGTTGTACAATATGTGGACAGAACTAAATACAGAGTTTATGTATCGGTACAACAAAAATGTACCACATGAGAGTTTTCGCAAACTAGAAAAGGTTCTTGCAACACCACCAAAGAATATGTACGAGGTTGGTTTCTGTGAACCGTATCAGGCAATGTTTGATGATGTCAAGAATCCAAACAGTTCAATACAGGCTTATCATGACTACTATATAAAGTATAAACAGCATTTGGCGAAGTGGACAAAAAGAGGAGCTCCGTATTGGTATGAACAAAGAGCAGCATGACCCAGAACCAGAACGGTATTACGATTGGATGTTGTGGAAAATGAGACAGGAAAGAAAACAAGAACCTGTTGTTATGACAACAGAACAGATGCATCAACGAGAGCTTGCAGATATGCAAGCACAAGTTCATGCATTACAATTAAGAGTGAAAGAACTAACAGATGCCCTATTACAACTTCAAGAACAACGAGACAGGTGAAGAGTGGGAAGAATTCTTTACCATTTCTGGTAGGGAAGACTTTCTGAAAGAGAACCCACATATCACACAGACACCATCAATTTTTGGTATCGCTGGTGGCACAGGCGACAGAATTAAAAATGATTCTGGATGGAAAGAAAACTTATCACGGATTGCAGAAGCACATCCATCATCTGCACTTGCAGACAGGTATGGTAAAAAAACAACCAAGGAAATTAAGACTAGACAGGTGTTAAAGAAACATAAAGTGATATAAATAAAACTGTACTGGTGAGAAACTACAGCACCCTCGCAATGAGATTGGAAGCTGTGTGGTCAATCCACCATTGTACAGGAGTGATAGTAACTCTATCACTCCACTTTAAATTATAGTGAGTAAAAATATGGCAAAGAAAAAAGATGTGACAGGTGATAGTCTGGTAAAGGTAAAACCAATCACAGACAACCAAAAAATTGTATTTGATGAATACGGAAAAGGACAAAATTTATTCTTGCATGGTGCTGCCGGTACAGGTAAAACATTTGTATCACTTTACCTTGCACTAGAACAGGTTCTTGACCCATCAACCCCATACGAATGTGTATACATTGTAAGGAGTGCAGTTCCAACTAGAGAAATTGGATTTCTGCCAGGCGATGAAGAAGATAAGACTGCACTGTTTCAAGTACCGTACCAGAACATGGTACAGTTTATGTTTGAACAGGCATCCGATAGTGCGTTCAGTATGTTATATGACAGACTGAAAGTACAGGGCAGTATTATGTTCCTCACCACTTCTTTCCTAAGAGGTATCACGTTAGATAATGCAATCATCATAGTTGATGAATGTCAGAATCTAAACTTCCATGAATTGGATACTATCATGACTCGTGTAGGACAGGATAGTAAGATTATATTCTCTGGTGATTACTTCCAGACCGATTTGCAGAAGAATGGTGAGAAAGAAGGGTTGGGTTCATTTATGTCAATCATTGAAGCCATGGAAGAATTCTCCACGATTGAATTTACTATTGGTGATATTGTGCGTTCTGGTTTAGTTCGCAGTTATCTTATCAATAAAATCAAACAGGGGGTTGATATCTAATGGCAAAGATGTTTAGTAGTGCAACCGTCCATGAACATACTTATAAAGGTACGTCTATGGGAAAGAAACCAATTACGTCTACGATGAACAAACATAAACGTAGGTCGTTTAAAAAATATAGAGGACAAGGTAAAAGATGAGTAATTTTGATGAATGTTTGAAACTCATACTCCACCATGAAGGCGGATATGTGAATCATCCTAAAGACCCTGGCGGCGAAACCAACATGGGTGTAACCAAGAGAGTCTACGAAAAGTGGTGTATGGAAAATGACCTTCAGCAGAAGGACATGAAAGATTTAGAATTTAATGATGTTGCCCCCATCTACAAAGAAAACTATTGGGATAGGGTCAAGGCAGACCAACTTCCGGCTGGGTTAGACCTTTGCGTTTTTGATTGGGCCGTTAACTCTGGTACAGGAAGAGCAGCAAAAAAACTTCAAGGTATGATTGGTACTACAGTCGATGGTGGTATTGGGCCAAACACTTTAAAGGCATTGAACGCATATGTTCAGATTGAAGGTCTTGAATCAACGATTGCAACATATACCGATATTAGACAAAATTTCTATGAAAGTCTAAGTACATTCGATACGTTTGGTAAAGGGTGGACACGAAGAAACCAAGAAACAGAAATGGAAGCATTTAAGATGGCAGGCGTATACCTTCCTTCTTGACAAACCCATTTTGATTTGATATAATGATGAATATTAACTTGAGGAAATATTATGTTTACACACAAACCTGTAGAAATTACAGAACTAGAGACTAA